GACAGGACAGGCGAGGATTGGGTAAATGCTATCATTCGATACTGCGCTTACCAACGCCCTAAAAAATAGAAATACAACGGCGTTTTGGGTTCTTAAACTATATTATAACGATGAATCTGCGTTTATAGGTGTAAGCGACCGCCATCGACAAGACGGAACTGATATTTATTATGGACTTGTAACTTCATTTGGAAATTTCCGTCAGTCTTTAAATTTTTTTAATTTTACAACTTCAATCGGGAATATCAGCGTTACACTTATTAATACTGAAAAGTGTATTCAAGGCGATCGTTTTTCCGACCTTCTTTCCAATTACAACTTCGCAAATCGCAAGTGGGAATTGTTTTTAAATACAAACGAAACAACCACTTTAGATACTGCTGCCCGAATGATTGGATCGGGTGTAATCAGCGGTGAAATCTCATACGATGAAAATAATGTTACTTTAACTTTATTCGATTACAGTTCAAAATATCATAAACGCGTTCCTGTTAATACTGTCGATTCGTCCACATATACAAATGCACCGGCAAACAATGTTGATAAACCGATTCCAATGGCTTACGGCGACTTCCATGAAAAATCTGGTATCGGCACGATCCCAACTTCACACTTTGATCGTTTTTATAATTTTTACAAAGGTGCATTCCCCGCAATCATAACCGATGAATGGGATGTGCAAGAAGAAGGTTCGGAAGCAAAAGCAGATAGCCAAGCTTTGCATACAATGGATAATGAAAATGTCTATCTTTATAAAAACGGACATTATCCAACTTTGACCGGGACAGTTGATGTAACTGGTAATCCTGAAATCGAATACAAAGGAAGTACGGCTTCAGTCTATGTTCCATTAAGTGTATCAAACATTGCATCCGAAAGCGGCTCTGGAAGTTATTCCGTATCAAATGAAGAACGTGTTGGCGATGGATCGTTTTCGGCGGTTGCGAGTTGGGCGGCAAATAGTGGGACAACAAATAATTCGATTGCTACAATGACCTTTGCCTTGCCTAAAGTAAATAAATTGGGAACGTATAGCGCAATTTCGGCTTTGGTAAAATGGGGGACTAATTCAGACTTTGAAGGCGAAAATGGCGAAACATTTAGATACACGGCTAATTCTGCAAATGCAGATCACGATACCATTACAGATGATTCAGAAACCAAAACGGCAATCGGTTCTCTTTATAGCGGAAAGACAACTACATGGGATTTTGAAGGATCGATTGAATATAGTTTAAGAGGTGGTTCAGATAACAGTAATCATTCTGCACAAATAGCGGAAACGGGGGCAGTTGTTGATTTTACGATTGAAGATGTAGACTCACATGAAGTGGAAGAACTATTTGAAGGTGGACCGATAACACAAATGATTTCGCCGATACTTGGACCGCCTGTTTTGCTTGAAATTGGATATGATTATAATAAATATAGTCGAACCGGGACGGCTTTAACACCATCTCAAATTGATTATGTTTATTATTCGGGCAAAGGAAGAAAATACGGTGCTTGGATTGATACAATAGATTCAGGTACAAGAAATTCAAAAAACGGAGATGCTGCCGACCCTGGTTATGCCGCAAACGATTTAATTGAAAATCCAATTTATATTATAGAAAGCATTTTGCGATCTGAATTATCACTTGATTCATCAACAACGGGCGCAGATATTGATGTTTCAACCTTTGATTATTCTGGAAACACAAGTAGTGGATACCTGGGCGACATATATGAAGATGCGGTAGGTGATGTAAAATTTGCTTTTTCACAATACAAGTTTATTAATTCAAAAGATTTAATTAACCGATTGGCTCAATTATGTTTCTCTTGGGTGTTTATCGGTGCAGATGGAAAATTTAAGATCAAGACATTACGCCGAACCGATGATTATTCTTCGTCAGATCAGACCGTTGATTTCCGCGATGTTACTTTAGGCAAGATCGGGAAAACATCGCTTGGTGATATTAAAAATTCTATTTTGGTCAAATACAATCACAGTTACGGGGCAAAACAAAATCTTTCAGAAGCAACCGCAACCGATTCAACTTCACAGGGAACGACAGTAAACGGCTATAATCAAACAATGAAATATGAAATCGATGCGAATGAAGTATTGGATTCAACAACGGCAACGAAACTGGCAGAAGCATATTTGGAAGTAATGAAAGATAGAAAAAATACAGTTGATTTTACTTGTATGAGTCCAAAATACAATCACTTGGAAATCGGGGATATAATAGATTTCAGTAATTGGCCTTCGGGTTTGAAAATTTACGGCAGCGCAATGGCGGGTTATTTTATCGTTTCGGATATTACTAAACGGGTTAACGGCTGCTCAATTAAAGCAATAAAGGTATCATAATGGCAAATATGAATATTAGAACGCCAAGATTTTATACGGATCACATTTCGTATCTAATGTCAAGAGGTTTAGCACAAGATGGAAATTTTGATGTAAAGGCAACCGGTGGTTCTGGCACAAGCGCAAGTCGAGGAATACAAACGGGAACAGAAGCAGAATTATTTGACATGAATCCATTAAATAAGGTGGATTTTGACACTTCAGGTGATCCAGATAGCCAAGTTTTAATTACAATAGATACACAAAGCACATCAACCATAAAATCTTTTGTAGCAATTTTAAATCATAATACAGATGCGGCAGATGCAAAAATAAGAATTAATGCAAGTAATACAGAATCTCACGTTACAACTGTTGATATGGGAAGTGCTACTTTATCTCCAAGTTGTACTAACGTGGTGAATGGGGCAGCGTCAACCAATATTATTACGCCAGGTGCAGACGGAAGCACAATAGTTACTTTTGCAGAGTCAGCGTTGCGATATTGGGGAATCCAATTTGAAGGCGATGGCGGTAATGAATTTGGATCGACTGATTTATTTGTGGGAAGTATCTTAATTGGAGAATATTTTGATATGCCACACGCCCCCGATTTGAATGTAACCCGGATGATCTCATATAATAGAATGAACGATTTACAAGAATCAAACGGTGGACAACGATTCAGTAATTTAAAGACCTTTGGAAGAACTGCATCAAGTACATCCAAATCGCCGTTCACAACTGCTTCCAACGGATATGATGCCTATGGCGGACGAATTATTTACGATATGAACTTTAGTTTTTTAAGTGCGGCTAATATGATGCCAGACGAATATCGTACTATTTCAGCGGATGATAATTTTGTTTCCGATGTCTGGAATATGACCAACGGCAATCATCTTCCGTTTATCTTTTCGATTGATAGCGAGTCTGCCGGAACTGATGCGGAGTCGGAACATATCTTTGCCAGGTTCGCAAACAATTCTTTGGACATGGCACAAGTCGCACCGGACTTATACAATATATCTTTAACCGTTGAAGAAGAATTTTGATGAATCAGAAATTTGGAAATCTATATGCGAGGTTTTTAGTCGCGTTTGGAATATGGACCGCAATCGCATTTGTATTTGGAATAGGATGGTATTAAATGAAGAAAATTGATTTACAGGGCGCAATTCTTGCCGGTGTTGGAACATTAATCATTGGTTTGACCGGATGGTTGATGACAACAACGCTTGGTGTTGACAAAGATCAAGACGTAATGGAAATCAGGTTGGATCATGCAGAAGAAAATTACGATAAATTAAGGCTCGACAGTCCCAATCATTCGATGGACACTTGCCCGGTGTGTATGCACATGAAGTTAGGATACAAGTGATATGGTTTTATTTACATTGTGTGATTGCGATTGTGATTGTAATTGCGGATGCAAAAGGAACGCTTGAGCCGACTGTGAAATGTTGGGAAAAGAAATTGGGCATACCCGTACCAGAGGTTCAGGATGACAAAGCCATTATCAGAGAGCAGTAGTTTAAATATTAGCGTTCCAATGTTACTTCAGGCTATTGGTTTTATAGCGGCAATGGTTTATGGATATGGACAATTAAATGCTCGGTTACAATTCATTGAACATCAATCAAATATGAATGGACAAACTTTAAAAGAAATGAAGGCTATGCAAAATTTACCTATTCCTTCTGATGTTAGACAGGATGAAAAACTGCGAAGAATTGAAGAAGAAATAACAAGGCTTCGAGATGACAAAAGGGATTAGTGCTGATAGTCAGGTACATATATCTATAACGTTTTTAATAAAGGCGATGATTGGTATTTCAATGATGATAGCCGCATACTATCAGATACAGATGAAATTTGCCAGTATTGATAGAAGTGTAGGCGATATGCACCAAGAATTAGTTGTATTATCTTCAAAAATGAATGACATTGAAAAACAACACGTTGAAGAACTGGAACATCATGCAGAAGTATTGGAAGAAGAAAACAGAAGTTTAATGCAGAAACTTGGATTGAAAAGATGATAGATGTATTCAAGTTCCTATTCATTATGACTATTGTAAGTATGGTAACACTAATTGTAAGCAATAAGGATTATTTCAATGATTGATCCAAGTATTATCGAAAGTCTGGGTGTATCCGCGATCCTTGCGGTTTTATGTATTACACTAATTGCCAAATTCATTAAAGTCGATTCAAAGGTTGTTGCGATGCACCGCCGTATGGATAATTTGAAAGACCAGATCACAAAAGCAATGGAAGAAACGAAAGACGAAATCCAAGAATTGAATCGTGATTTATTGCGTTCTTTCAGAAACGGGAAATAATAGCCGTAAAACGACCTTACCATTTAGATCACAATACCTTTAAAACCTTCATATTTGCCGAATATGGGGGTTTTTTGTATAAAATAGGTATATTATCGACAGGGAAACGATATGGCTTTATACGGCGTGTTGTTTTTTTAAAGAAAAGTGTTTCATTTTTAAAATATTTAATCGAAATTCAAAGATGGTTAATACGAAACAACTAATAACAAAAACCGGAGGAATAAATGTATAGAATAGAAGCGATATATACGCACAATGCGCTTGAAATTGAAGGCGCAGAATTTCAATTTGAGGAATTGAGGATGATACGAGAAACGATTGAAATGTTGAATTGTGTTGATGTAAGTGATAGAGAAACAAGAGGTTATACTCATGAAGATAGGACGTTTCACGTGAAACATTTTATTTTAATCTTGGTCGATATACAAACTCGCATTGATGATTTAGGCAAAATGATTGAATGCACAATCGAACAAATGTATGCGACTTTAAACGCACCAGAATATCATATTGAAAATGAACTGATGAACAACCAACTGGAAGTTTATAATTACATGATCCGTGATTTTGAAAATCAGCAAAATAACTTAAAAACCAACGGTTCAAAAATCTATAAAATCGCATCAAAAATTGAGAAAATTGAGAAAAAATTAAATAAATAAAAGTGTTGACATTGGTGTTCAAATCATCGACATTTGGGGCATGGTTAATACGATTTCATACAACATTTCACCGG